TCCGAGCTGTCTGGCTGGCCTTGAATGCCAGCTATGCCCTGGAAGCTTTCCGGTTCATGGTGTCGTTTGCCACCAGCTTGGCCATGGTAGAAAACAAAATATTCATTGGCAATGGCAACATTATCAGCTTGATTTTACAAGACGAAATACTGCACAAAGAGTGGACAGCTTGGATGATCAATCAAGTGGTCAAAGAAGATCCACGTTTTGCTCAGGCCAAGGCCGACTGCGAAGCCGAAGTGTACCAAATGTTCATGGACGTGATCCGAGAAGAAAAAGCCTGGGCTGACTATCTTTTCAAATATGGTCCAGTGATTGGTCTAAATGCTTCAATCCTCAAAGACTTTGTAGACTACACTGCTGCCAATGCACTCAAAGAGATTGGCATCAAATATCACGAGCCTGCGCCACGATCTACGCCTATTCCGTGGTTCAACAAACACGTTGATACCAGCAAGAAACAAACTGCCTTGCAAGAAAATGAATCAACCAACTATGTGATTGGTGTAATGAGTGACGCTATCGACTATGACGAACTGCCCAATCTATGATAGATGAATGGTACTACAAACGAGCCAACTGGAAAGAAACATTTGCATTGATTCCTCGACGGTGTGATCTCAGTGGTAGATGGATTTGGGGCCGTCATGTTCGCGGCACTAATTTCATCACAGGGCCTGGAGATCCAGTGATTATTAATATATGGAATCACCGACACGAACACACAATTTATAAACTCAAAGGACGACAGAAATGAAAGCAATTGTATGGAGTAAGGACGCCTGTCCTTACTGCGATCAGGCCAAGGCATTGTTGAAATCTCGCAATATTGAATTTGAAGAGCGAAACATCATGCATGGTTGGACTCGAGAACAATTATTAGAAGCTGTACCAACAGCTCGCACTGTGCCACAGATATTTTTAGATGGTAAACTCATAGGCGGGTTTACAGAACTAAGAACACATTTAACTGAAAGCAAATAATGGAAATTGGAAAAGTACACACATTCAAATTGAACTCTGGCGAAGAAATGATTGCCAAAGTCACTGCCATAGTGGGCTCTGAAGCCAAACTGCAAGACCCTGTCAGCGTGGCGCCAGGTCCGCAGGGCATGGGGTTGGTGCCTAGTATGTTTACCGCAGATCCCACACAACCATGCACACTAAATATGAACTGTGTTGCTATCTATGCAGTCACAGACGAAAATGTGCGCATGAAATATATCGAAGCAACCACTGGTATCAAAGTACCAGAAAAGAAAATTTTAGTGGGATAAAATGCCAGCAGTTCAGCGCAATGGAGATGCCAATGCCGGAGGAGGAGTAGCACAAGGTGGTGTGGCTTCGGTGCGAGTCAACAACATTGCTGTGATGATTCCAAATCAAACTGTAACTGCTCATCCTCCGTATCCACGCAGAGGTCGGAACCAACACAACAACGGCAGTCAGCTCACAGCAGGTGGCGTGGCATCTGTCCGAGCCGGAGGCAGCTCTGTTGTGGTCACAGGCGACGCTGACACCTGCGGCCATGCTCGCGTGGGTGGCAGCAGCAATGTCAGGGCAGGCTAATGGCACAGGGAATTCTAACTCCACTACAACTCACTGCCGCAGCAGGCATGTTGGCCAATCAAGGCATTAAAACAATACCTTCAGCCCTAGCCCAGGCTATTGTGACTTTTAATTCCACCACTGTGATTTCAAACTTTATTGCTGCGGTCAACAGTTACAAATCACAGAGTTTTGCCAATCAAACCACTTTATTGAGTTTGTTGAGTATTGGTAATACAGTGTGTCCAGCCCTGGGCAACAGCATACCTGCCAGTCCTGTGGGCTCGTATCCGTATCTCAGTGCTGAATATCTTACCACTCCGTTTGATGCCACTGATGGTTCGACTTTGGATCCGTCTGGCTTCAGCAATCTCATTGAACAAACAGCATCGGCCTACCTTGGCAACGGGGACGTAGGCAGATTCGCTCTTGGGTTTATGGCTGTGCAAGGTTACATCGCAACAACCAATCAGTACATCAACTCCTCTGTCAATGCACAAACATACCTAGGCCCTACATTTACCAACATGGATGCACTGGTGACCAATGGCATCAGTGAAGTCAATCCTGACTTTGATGGATTTGGCACAGATCTTGCCAACCAAGGACTGTTGACCAATCTTGCCGATCTTGATCAATATGGCACACCTGGCGCATTGTTACGGCAACTGGCTCGAGTGGGTCGTTTTCAAGGAGGCTTGCCTGGCTTTGTGGCCAACCCATTGTTGGCTGCAGGAGTCACACCTGCTGGTATCAATGACCTGTTGAACAACGGATCTGGCATCAGTGCCAGTCAATACAATCTGCTGCAACGTCAAGCCTATCAAGGCATGCTCAATATTACTGGCACTGACCTTGAACAAGTGTTGCAAATTTTGGATGTGACTACTCCTAATATTTTGACCATGGCCGATCTACTAGATCAGTCCAAGATTTTCCCCAACAGCTACACCACGTTGCAAACGCCCAGTGCCGAAGGTCCAGTGCCCATTTATGGACCTGATCTCAGCGTTAATCTTGATTTGGCCGAAAATGTTGCCAACTTTTTACCACAGCCCACCGGCTGTGATGAACTCAGCAAAGTGATTCCTGCAGCTATGGCTGTGAGTAATAAAGCAGTGCAAAGTTCTTTGCAGCAACTGTCAGGCATTGCCAACACCACACTGCCAGCATTAGCCCAAACTGTCAAAGGATCAACTCCAAAACAATGGAACCTTGACACTACTTATTTGGCTGATGCATTGGTGTCAACTGGCCAAACCATTCCCACTCTGTATCGTGCACAACAAGATGTACCAGCAGGCATTAATATCAACAACACTGATTATTGGCTGCCCACTACCACTGGTGGTCTCAACACCATGGCTGGTCTGCCTTTGATACAGGCTCAAACCACTGCAATCGATTCATCAGTGGCCAATTATTTTGCCAACACAGTGGCCACAGGCACAGGACCCAATGGCACCATTACTACCTGTGATGTCATAGGGCTGGCCATTGATCATGACAATTTTGCTGCTGAATTGATCACTGCCACTGCTGCCATTGATGCACTACAAACAGCAGGCTCGTTGGCAGCACTCAACACAGCCTACAACAACATCACAGTGGCATTGACTGATGGTGCTGTGTTGACACAAATTGCCAATGCCAATGCGGCCATCGCAGCTCTCAGTGCCAGCCCATTTGTTACCACGCTGAACACTGTGTGGAATTACATGGCCAATCTTATGAATCTGTCAGCCATGTACACCAGTCAGGCAGGCCTAGACTACTTTGTGCTGCCAGCAGGCGAAAAAAGCACTACCATGGCCTTGGTGCAAAATTTTTCACAGTATGGCACACAAAATGATGCCTGCGGACCAGCTGCATTTTTGAATGCAGTGGCCGATACCAGCAACCTAACTGGGCAAGCCATTGTGGGCTGTCTGCGCGAAGCCAGCAACAATCAACAGCTCAATAGATCAGGGCTGGCTGTCAACATCACACCTAGTGCTGAGCCTGCTGTGACTCCTGTGCCAGCAGTGACTCCTGTGTACTAAAAAGTATTACAATTTAGGTAAGTGCACACTTACCTAAAAATGTGGCAGAAATCTCACAAAAAATTAGCACAATCTCCACGGTTGACCAATATTTCCCAAACTGCTATAATCAGTGCTTGTTCAACAAAACGGAGTCTGCGATGCTTGCTTCTCTCGACAGTTTTATCCAGCGTGTTGAAACACTCAAAAACATCAGTGATGCCTATTATGTTTTTGAAGATGAGTGCAGTGCCGAATTGCGCGATTTGATCTACGGGTTTGCTGACCCTGGCTCCATGGAACCCTTTCGTGTGGCTATGCACAATCTGGGTTTTGAGACCTATTGACCCAAAATTCCTGTTTTGCTATAATATTGACATTGTAACACAAAGGAGCCTGACATGGGAACTCGCAGTCGTATTGGTGTGATGCATGGTGATGTTGTCAAAAGTGTTTACTGCCACTGGGATGGCTATCTGGAACACAATGGCCAGATCCTGCTGGAGCACTACGACTCAGCCAAAGCCAACAACCTTGTGGCCCTGGGAGACCTCAGCAGCCTAGGCACTGTGATTGGCGAAAAGCGCCCTTTTAGCCCGCATGGCAGTGAAGAGGATCGCGTGGCCTATGAGGCTGCTGACAAAGCTGGCTGGTGCCTCTTTTACGGCCGCGACCGCGGCGAGACTGGCACTGAGTGGCAAGTGGCTCACACCTTTGAGCAATTTTACGATCAGTGCGATGGCTGTGGTGCTGAGTTTTATTACATCATGAAGGATGGTGTGTGGTATGTGGGCACTACCTACAGTTCTGGTGCCTTGGCTGGTAAGTTGGTTCCCTTAGCCCAAGCACTGGCAGCAGAAGCTGTGGCGGCTTAATTGTTTGACTTAGACACAAAGGAGCAATCATGCTGACGATCAAAGAATTGAATTCTGCTATCATGTTTGGCAACTTTTCCAACGCTGAACTGAACAGCATTGTTGATGCTGTCAAGTATGCGCGAGCCAATTTAATCCGCACCAATCGTCGCAGTTTGCAGGTGGGCGATGCTGTGAAGTTTACCTCCAGTCGTCTTGGTCGCACAGTGGCTGGCACTGTGAGTAAGGTCAAACTCAAATATGTGCTGGTAGCCACTCCTGTTGGGGTGTATAATGTGCCAGCCAACATGTTGGAGGCAGCATGATACCACGTAGTTTTACATTCAACGTCTTAGTAAGAGAAACCGCAGATGGAAGAATAATCAAAAATTCTCAAGGTGGTCCTTGGTTAAGATTGGCTAGGAAAATGGTAAAAAATGGTCAAGCAAAATTGGTTTGCAACAGCTCGCAGTTTGCCGGTTATGGTAGATCCTATGATGTTGGATACCACAGTGTGAATTACACAGTAACGGAGGTTATATGAGCTTCCGTGCATGGTTGAAAGAAATGTGGTACAACCATGTTGACGAACTTATGTCGCTGGGCATGTTGCCGCCTAGATATGACTTGAAAGATTATTTTCAACGCTACCGTTGGTGGCTCAAACGCGAGTATCGGCATCAACAAGGAGACAACCGTGGGTCTTGATCAATATGCATACGTGGCTGCTCGTGCTGGACAACGAGCAGAGTATTGGGACGGTGCCGAACTGGACCAGTACGGCAAATCAGTAAACACCAAGGTCTCCGAACCGCGCGAGTTGGCATACTGGCGCAAGCACCCCAACCTGCAGGGCTGGATGGAAAGCCTGTGGAAAAAGAAAATGCATGAGGCCAACCAGGAACTTCCTGAAAGCGAGTGGGACAATAGCTTCAATGGCATCGAGCTTGAACTCACAGCAGATGATCTTGATGCCCTGGAACGAGCAGTAAAAAAGCGCCAACTGCCCAAAACATCAGGTTTCTTTTTTGGCAATGACTCAGACCAGCACTACTATCAGCATGATCTTGAGTTTATCAAGAATGCTCGAGCCGAGCTGTTCATGGGGTTGAAAGTGTTCTATAACTCCTCTTGGTGAGTGTGTAAATATGATTGATTACAACGACAAAAGGTTTGATGGCGTAGTGAGTTCAGGTTGGATTCGAGACCTTGAATCCAGCGACAGCAGGATTCACAAAGAAAAGGTCATAGAAAAAGCATTGATGGCGGCTCGACTGGGCAGTGCCGATGCTCAGGCTTTTTTGTTCAACTGCTACCAGGCCTATAATCCCTACTACACATTCCACGTTAAACAAGTGCCCGAGGTGTCTGGGCACAAACACCGTGCCAATCCATGGCCTATTTTCTGGGCCTTGCTGGAAGCCTTGCGCACCAGGTCTACCACAGGCCATGCTGCTGCCGAAGCTATTGCAAAGTGCAGTGAACAGTTTGATGATGCTGAGTGGAACACCGTATGCCGGCGTGTGATCATCAAAGACCTGCGCTGTGGCATCTCTGAAAAGACCTT